TCATTTGGTCCTCCATCGGTAGTCTTCCCAGTCGAACGCAAAGCACTGCCCGCCATCAGATAGACGACTGATGGCGGCATCTCCAAGAACGGTTCGAAGTGAAGCATCCTGAATATCCTTGCCGACGAGAGGCAGATTTGAGATTGCAATGGTCGGTCGGCACTGCTTGTAGCGACCGTCGATGATTTCGAAAAGTCGGTCAGCTCCGTGGGAAGAAATGGGACTGCGACCTATCTCATCGATCACAAGCACATCCAGATCAATGTATGCACGGATGAGTTTTGCAGCTTCGCCTTTCACACGTCCGGCATCATCTTTGCCGTAAGTCTCGTAAATCTCAGAGAGCAACAGGCTACAGTCGACGATCTTTGCGACGAAGCCTTTGCGGAGTGCGCCCATGACAATTGCTGTGCCTAGATGTGTTTTGCCAGTGCCAGTCTTACCGACAAAAATGAGCGACTTTCCGCGTTTAACACTTGTCTCAATGTCTTCCCCCCAGGCTAGAACTGCGCTCTTGACCTCTTCCATCTTGGCGTTGAAGGTCTGCCAGGAAGTCACAGTTATGCCTTGGAAGCGCGGAGAAATTTCAAGTGAAAAGTGCTGCGCGAGAAATCTTTGCCGAGAGCACTCTGGACAAGACGAAAAATGAAACGTGCAGGAGTCGTCGACCCAATACGAACGATACCTACCATGCCGCGAGCACTCATCCCACCGCACCTCGAACCGTGAGTCCGTAGTTGTAATCGATTTCTGCTGTGTTTCTTGCGCCGAAGCCCGCATAGCCTTGATGCGGCCGACCATTTGTGAAAGTGCTTGCATTTTTTCTGTACCAATCAGCCTTAAAGCCTTGATATCCGTTAGCGACTGAGAAAGAAACAGCTTCTTCAAAAGAGATGCCGGCCTTTTGAGCTTCTGCTCGGAATGTGTTGATGGTTGTGGTGTTGAGGGGAGCTCGCTTTGCTTTCCGGAGCGCTAGCCAGTCCTGCCAAAGTTGCTCGGGAAGATCGTTAGGTCTCTCAACTGCTACAACCGAAGTGCGAGCCTTTCGTTGCTTCTGTTTTTTCTCAGGAGGACTTTCAGGAGCTACTTCGATTTCGGATGCAACTCGTATTGCTTCGTCAAAGAGGCCATCATCGAACGGAGGTTCTTCGCATGTGTGTGCGCTACTACTGGTTCTCTTCTGTTTAACTTCTGTTTCTTTCTGTTTATCGACCCCACGGTGGGGGCTACCCCTTTCCACGGTGGGGGCTACCCCTTGTCCACGGTGGGGGCTACCCCTTTCCACGGTGGGGGTTACCTCCGCTATGGGGGTTACCTCCGCCGTGGGGTCAACCCCATAGCGATGGGTAGCGTCTGTTTTGGGAGCTACCCCCGCCAGACCAGGAAAGCTATATTCGTTGTGCCACCCGCCTTCAATACCCTTAGCGGTTTGCTTCCTGTGCGGCACGCGCTCTGAGTTAATGAAACCCAGTTCACGTAAGCGCGCGAGTGCTCGATCCACGCGTTTTACAGTGCATGGGTCATCTTCAGATGAGAAGTACTCAGCAATCGTTTCGCGTGAAGGAAAGCACTTTCCGTCGGCTTCGTTCATGCAGTCAGCCAAATAGGCAAGGACAGCCTGAGCGAAACCGCCGGCACGGAGATTCTTTTTCACGTAATTGAGGGCAAGCATGCTCACGTCCAGTCCCTTTATTTGACTTCAGCTATGAGCGCCTGTGCTTGTTCTAGAAGTTTCTGATTCTTCAACCTCTCTCGCAGGAACTGCAGGCGTGCATGGGGAATGCCGTATCGGCGCCACTGACTAACCGCTGCGGACGAAACTTCGCAAATGCGACTGACAGCACCCGTGCCTCCCATCTGGTCGATATACAGACACGACTGCTCAGGTGAAGCCCTCTTAATTTCTCTTAAAGTGTTCATGCTTAAAAATGGCAATTTTGCTAAGTCATTTTAAGCAATATACTAAGCTATCTTAATTGTTGCGTCAAATTAATCCGGAGGCATAAAGATGTAAGCTCACTTAACAGGAGTAAGCAATAAATGGCACCAGTAGACAGCACACTTTCAGCTCGTCTTGCATCGCTTTTCGATAAAAGCACAGGCAAGACTCAAGCAGCCCTTGCCCGCTACTGCGGGGTATCCACATCTGCCGTTAATCAATGGACGAAATCCGGCAAGATCTTTGACAGCAATCTGCGTAAAGTCGCAGAGTTTTTTGGCGTCTCTCAACGTTGGCTTCAAACCGGTGAGGGAGAGAAGACTGCACAAGTTCTGTCATACGGCGTTGGCGATAAAATTCCTGACGGATTCGTCGCAATTCCCGAATACAGACTTGAATTTTCAGCGGGTTCCGGCAGTGAGCCCACCTGGGAATTGATACACGACAGTGAAGATTGCTGGTACCGGGAGTCGTTCTTCCAGAAGAGGCATCTGCTACCGAGTCAATGCAAAAGAGCGAAAGTCTGCGGAAATTCGATGGAACCGGAGCTTCAAAATGGAGACACCATCCTCTTTGAAAGCTTCACCGAGACTCGGCCCGGTTGCGTTCATATCTCTGACGGTGGAATTTATGTACTCACCATTGACGGGGAGTACCGCATCAAGTACCTTTCCAAGATTAAAAACGGATTACTCGTCTCATCTGAGAACTCCGCTTACCGCCCTGAAGAATATGTGGGTGATGAGTGCGACCGACTTAAGATTCTAGGCCGCGTACTGGAGGTTAATCGAAGTCTTTGAGAGTTATACAGCCCGCGTTCGGCGGGCTGTATAGAGCTTTTCAGATTGACAGTCGACAAAATCCACCTGACAATTAGATCAATAATAAAGATCAATGCCTAAACCCATCCTAACTCCAAAGACGTTGAGCGCTCTGTCACAGGGCAATTTCTACAAAATCATTACGACAGAGGAGTATTCCACTTGGAAGGCCGGGCTACGCGACGCTGTAGCACTACGCGCAATTCGCGCCAGGGAAACCCGCATCGCAGCAGGTCTTTGGGGAGATGTAAAGCGCATAGGTAAGATTTCAGAACTTCGTGTGGATGTCGGGCCTGGTTATAGAATCTACTTCACAATTCGCGGTACGGAAGTCATCCTCCTTCTACTCGGCGGGAACAAGCGAACCCAGCAAGCAGATATCGCTAAAGCTCAGAGTATGGCAGACATGGATATTGAGGAAGAGCAATGACAAACACCATAAAAGTCAAACCGTATAATCCTGTCAACGAACTGCATTCAGACGATGAAATCATTGATTTTCTAGTCGATTGCTATAAGGAAGACTCGGAAGGGCTTACTCTCGCTCGCGGGATGGCCTTCGCGATGGACTCCATTGGAGAACCCAAGACCGCCTTACTCATGATCTACGTGGGAATGCGGCTTGGCCGAGAGACAGCCGCACAAGACAAACGCATCAACTTCTCACGTTCTGCTCCCGCTATTTGACCTTTCGCGTTTCAGTGCTATAGCTCCATAGCATTAATTACTGATCCTGCCCGATTTTTCCTTAACAAGCCCCGACGCTCCGCGCTGGGGCTTTTTCGTTGTCTTATGAATTAAGTTAACTTAACAGTTGATTGATGAAAATCAAGTGTTGCGTACTAAGCTAGGATGTATTTAACTTGCCTTTTTCGCTAAGCATGCTTAATATTTGAATTAAGCAATCGGCAAGCTCGATTGCCTTTCCTCCGCATAGCGGGGCACGCGACGGCGACTAACCGGAGCGGCAGACGGAAGGCCGTAAGAAGACGCGGAGCCAGTACCTCCGCGCCGAGCGCACAAAAGCGCAAAGGCTTAAGGATGCAGTGTCGACCGAGCGGTCTGAAGATCTACGGATCCTCACCCGCCCGGCCGAAAAGGCCAACCGTTGCGCCTTCCCACGAGGGCGCAACCATGGGTCTTTTCAGGAGAACAAAATGAACGAATCTCAATTAGAACGCGAAATTCGGTTTGGCAAACAAGCCCGTAACGTCTATCGCCTTGCAGAGCACATCACCCAGATTATCGAAGACGTTCGGGACGGAGAGGCGATACCGGAAGATGTCACAAAACTGGACGACCTCATGAACCGCCTGGCCCATGAGGTAGACCTGGTCAAAGTCGAGATTACTTGATGTTTTTCAAGCTCGAGTCGATGCGGGTGAGATATTTCGCCAGGTTCTGACGATCAAGTTCGTGTTGTTCCGCAATGGTTCTCGTCAACTCTCGAATGGCTACTTCAACGTCTGAAAGCCGCTGATCAACAGTTTTCTCTTCTTTTTTCACTTCAGTCATTGGTCACCTCCCGGTATAGGTTATTGAAAACGTCGTCGGTTCCGACTTTCCAATGATCGCACCGAGAGGTGACCGCCGTCTAATCGATTGAACAGGCCTTTTAAGGTGGTGATATGACAAAAACTGCACGCAGCACACTCACAAATGCACTCTCTCTCGTGCAGCATGAACTGAGCAACAGCAAAATCGAGCTCGCACGGAAGGAGCTCATGGAATGCAGAGATACGATTGAATATGCGATCTGGAGCTTAGACAACGCTCACGCTCACGAAGCCGGAGACGTCAATAAAGCGGTTTTTCGAATTTGGCCAGAGTTTTTTCTTGTGGCAGGTGCGGGGGAACGACGTAAGTTCCTTCGACAATTCGGACATTGGCAATTAAATGAATCTCAAAATACTTTGGGACCCCAAGACAGCCAGAATTACTCCCTCCATCGCTCTGATAACCCATCAGCTTGTTGAGCCCGAGGATATATGGGGAAACGATTCGAATATGCCCCTTGTAATCAAAGGAAACAACCTTTCTCAACAAAAGAGCACTCTTTAGAGTCTCATACACCTCATTCATTTTCTCTCCTTGGGTAGTTGACAAAGCGTCGAAACGTGACGAGCCTCGACGACTCAATCATCTCACCCGAGGAGGGAAAAGGCCAATTACTGCGTCTGTCTTCCCTGGCGCAGTAGTGAGTCTTTTAAGAGGACTATTTAATGATTCAACACGACAGTGACTGCGCGATACACAACGAACCTGCCGATAAGGCAGGTTCTTGCAACTGTGGGTTCAACGCTAGACGTGAAGGCCGATGGCTGACATTCCTTTATCAGCGGGGTTGTACCCATCTCGCACACCTGAGAACGTCGTTGGGGTCATGGTTATTCCAACAATTTTGTCGAGCGAGAACAAATGCCATCCAGGCACTCTGCCTGATTGGCTTCCGCCTCCTGTTTGGAAACCACGCAATGCAGGACGCCCTGCCGTGGTGGTACCAATCAAGAAAGGCTCGACAATTCGAGGAAGACCATCGTAATGGAAAGTAACGACACGTCTTGACCTGATTGCATCTTCAAGAACTGAAACCATCTTTTCTCTCCTTGGGTTGAGTTCATCAATTGTCGAAAGGAGTCCGACAACTAGATGATCTCACCCGAGGAGGGAAAAGGCCAACTACTGCACCTGCCTCACGGGTTCAGTAGTGGGTCTTTTCAACAAACAACGGAGAACGGGATGGAATTTGATCGAAAGCTTATGGATGAATGGATTCAAATTTGGAGTGACATCAACGCAATTGATGAAGTCGTCGCCCTGGCCGCGAAGCAACGCGCGCTCCCCAAAGACATTGAAGAAGCGCGACGCTGCTTGGACAGATTCAACCGATCAGCTCATAACCTGATCGATCGCATTAGTGGATCCGTCCTGCCGCAGTGCGAACCGCAAAGTTCTTCGTGCGGTAATTGATTTCCTGAGAAACCTCGGATTTAGTCGGTCGATCCTCAAGTTTTTTCTCAAGCTCTTCGACCTTTTTCTCGAGCGCCGCAAGGCGTTCTTCAAGAGTTTTCTCTTCAGCCATTTTTCCTCCTCTGAGGTAGTTGAACAAAGTCGTACCTGGCAGTTCAGCTTACCTCGGAGGACCCAAATTGTCGCCTCGCCTAACCAGCGGGGCTTTTTTTGACACGCGCCTCCAGATCGAGTACTCTTCCCGTGTCAGCGCGAAAGCGGCGCTGATCGGGCCGCAATAGCGGCTTTTTTCGTATTTGCCTCTAGGGGAATGAAATGAAGCGAGATCTTAAGACCCTCGTGACGCTGCTTGAAAGAATCGAAGACGATAACCTTGAGCAATTCATTGATCACCCCCTTGGAGAAGACGTTGACGAGCGCAAACTTGAGAAGCTCATCTCCAACAAGCGGCAAATCTTACTTGGTCACCTCCTTCTGCTTAAGGAGGCTGGGTACACGGGACACTTGACTGTTAAGGTCAACGAAGGTGAGGACGGTCTGGAGCTTTGTTGTTCGATCCCCCGCCTAACCATGAAGGGACACGACTTGCTTGCAATGCTTCGTTCAAAAACTCTTTATCAGCGAATGAAAGAGATTCTTGACGGCACCGGTCTGCCCCTTACATCGGATACGCTGGACTTGATTCAACATGAGGCCTCTGACGAGTTGATTCGAGAGTGGGCATCTAAGAAAAAACTTCAATCTTGATCACATTGACGAAAGCGCCTGGTTCGGGTAACATCCTGCGCAATGCTTCACATGAAGCAGGACGGGATTGGCGTCCCGAAATCAAACGGCGGTCAGCCGCCTCAAGTCGTTGATGCGGCTTTTCTATTGGCTGATCGCAAGGGGTTACTGATTTGGTAACCCCTTTGCAAGTCTCCTTTTATGGGCGGGCTTGCGGGCTCCTTCGGGAGGCCGTTTCCGTTTGAGCGGTACGCCAACCTGCAAGCCTGCCCGCCTTCGATTGGCGTCGATGAGGGCAGATCAAAATCTGTTCAAACGGAGACTTCAATGTCGAATCTGATCCCTGCCACGGCCTTCAAAGTTGTCGAAGGACGTCCCGTTACCTCAAGCCCAATCGTCGCCGAGTTTTTCGGTAAACGCCACTCTGATGTGGTTCGTGCGATTGACGACTTGATAGCAAAAAAACAAGAATTTCAAGTATTACGCAATTTTGCGCGATACTCCGAAACGGTAAATCTCAACGACCAAGGCGCCACCCGTCAGGTACCCGCGTATTGGATGGATCGCAAGGGATTCACTATTCTCGCGATGGGCTTCACTGGCGATAAGGCACTTGAGTTCAAGTGCGCGTTCTACGATCAATTCGAACGCATGGAAGAAGCCTTGCGCAATCCGCCGAAGCCAGAGTACATCTCCGTCGAACACCGATGGGCGATTCAAAAAGCCGTCGGCAGAAAAGCGCGCGGGCAGTCGGTCAACTATCAGACTGTCTATCGCGCCCTGAAAGATCACTTCAAGGTTGAGAAGTACACGCACATTCTTGAGGCCGACTTTGATGCAGCAATCGCCTTCATTGAGTCGTTGCCGCCGATGCAGTTGCCACCGTTGAACGCACCCGCACCGAAACAGTTGTCTGCCGCACCTCAGAAAGAACCAAGAAAGTTCCTCGTCGATGAAAGGTACATGGAGCGTCAACGTACATTCATCTACTACGTGCGATACCTCTTCCGCGAAGAACTCGATCTTTTCATCGACTTCATGCACCGCGTGGATTCACCGCGCGCCGGACAGTTCTGGGAAGCAGTTCACGGCATGCATCTGTCAACTGCTGAGCGCGATTTAGCAAAGCTCGGCTTCGACGTGAAGGATCTTGACTGCTACAAGTCCTGGGCTTCACACCAGCCCAAGCGTTTAACCGCTTAACCCCGAGTTCACTCTAAAAATTTCACTGGTCGCCCTCGTCTTTCTGCGAGGGCACTAGGCGAACTCGTACCTACAAAAAGGAATTCGCCATGAAGCACCTCAAGAGCTTCTTCGGCCACAACGAACGTACTGGGTTCAGCGATACCGCAATCATCTTCTGCGCCTTTCTGACTGGCGCCGGTATCAGTGCTCTCGGTATCTCACTCTGCCTGCTCATGCAGTGGGCAGTTCTTAATGGTTACGTACTTTTTTAGGAGTTCAGCCAATGAACGTTAAAAGCATCTCAGCGGCGCTGAACCGTTTAATCGGAGGCGTTGCTCTTACTTTCGTCAAAGACAACCAAAGCCTCGAATTGGCAACCAAAGCAGCTGTCAGCCGTCACGGGCGTGAGGCCATCGTTATGTACCAGTGGTACAGCGCATGTGTACAAGAACCATCGCTCGATGATTTTGAAGTTTGGCTAGCAAGACAAGTCGAAAAGCATCCGAACTTCAAAAAAGAAGTCGAATCCTGGCGCCAGTATTTTCAGCGTCATCCTGAAGAGCAGGAGGCGGCATGAGCGTTCCCACTCACCCTCACCGGCACGCATCACAAAAAAGTAAAGCGACACGCCGTAAAGAGCACGAACGCAAAGCCCGAAATCGCACTGCTACGAACACCGCAAAAACGGTCATCGACTACATCTTTGCTTTCATCAAGAGATTAAAGCTATGACATGGAATTACCCAGACGGCTTCGATCCTAGCTGCTTAGATCCGAAGCTGGATCTTGAAGCCGATTCAGATGAATTAGCGAAGCAAATTCTAGAGAACGAAGGGCAAACAGCCGTCTGCACGCTATTTGATGCTGTCGAATACCTCTACGACTTCTTCAACAACTCGCCGATACCACCAGCCTTCTTGGAAGAATTTGCCCAGAAGACCAACCAAAAAATCAACAACCTTCGGTCTTAACTAGCAGACGACAAAACTATGACTGAATCGATTTCTCAAATTGCCTGGTTAAAAGAACGTCAAAAAGGCATCGGCGGGTCCGATGTCGCTGCGATTCTTGGCATGTCTCCTTGGCGCACTCCTTACCAAGTTTGGGAAGAGAAAACGACGCCAATAGACGAAACCGCAGAAGAAGATGATGATCGCCCTGCGCTTTACTGGGGACGTGTTCTGGAAGCACCTATTCGTCAGGCATATGCAGACAAAACGGGGCGCACGGTTACGAAGCCCGCAGAGGCATTTGTGAGCTCGAAATACCCTTTCATGCGCGCAAATCTTGACGGAATCGCTGATGACGGCCGGGTGGTTGAGTTCAAGACTTCGTCTAAGTCTGATGGTTGGGGTGAGCCTGGAACAGATGAAATCCCCGACTACTACATGACGCAGGTTCAGCACTACCTTGCTGTTACGGGCGTCAAGACTGCTGACGTCGCAGTGCTGATCGGCGGAAACGACTTCAGGATCTATACGATCGAAGCCGATGAAGAACTTCAAGCTTTGTTGATCGAGCGTGAAAGCGAATTCTGGGCATTGGTTGAGTCCAGGACTCCGCCCGACTTGACTTCAACAAAAGATGCAGCTCGACGTTACCGCGTTGCGACGGCAAAAAAAGCTGTTGAAGCAACTGCTGGGGATGTCGTTGACGCGTGGACCAAATTGTGCGCGATTAAAGAACAGAAGGGTCTGCTTGATGCGAAAGAAAAGACGTATCAACTGCGAATCATGGAGTTCATGCAGGATGCGGTTTCGCTGAAAAGGGACGGCAAAACGATTGCCTCATGGTCTGCTCCCAGCACACGCAAAACCATCAATTCCAAGAAACTCAAAGAAGAGTTTCTTGACGTCTACAAAGCCTGCACGACGGAATCTGCGCCGTCTCGGGCGTTCCGAATTTACCCTGCAAAGGATTAAAAATCATGACCACTCAAATTGTTGAGCCGATCCCGGTAAAAACCGTCGTGAATCCCTTCACTGCAACTGGCGCTGAGGTATCGACACCTACTGCCAACAATCCCTTGGCTGCTACAGATCAAGCACGAGCGATTGCCGAGGTGCAAGCGGCGCTTGTGGTGGCACGCATGAACCCACGCAACCCCATCGTTGCTATGGATCGCATTCTCAATACATGCAGTCGTCCTTCGTTAGCCAATTCAGCAACTTACGCTTATAGCCGTGGCGGCAATATTATCAGCGGCCCCTCAATCAGACTCGCTGAAGCCCTTGCGCAAGCCTGGGGAAATATTCAATACGGCATCCGCGAGTTGTCGCAAAAGGATGGCGTTTCCACGGTAGCCGCTTTCGCGTGGGACGTAGAAACCAACACGCGACGCGAAGTGGTTTTTCAGGTTGCGTTGAAGCGTGATACGCGAAAAGGCAGCTATCAGCTCACTGACAATCGAGACATCTACGAGCTGGTTGCGAATCAAGGCGCACGTCGACTTCGCTCATGCATCCTGTCTGTTATTCCAGGCGATGTAACCGAAGCGGCGCTAAGTCAGTGCGAAGCTACTCAAAGAGCAAACGTTGACATGACGGCTGAGGGCATCAAAGGTCTTGTAGAGACTTTTGCTAAGTTTGGCGTATCCAAAAAGCAGCTTGAAGATCGTATTCAACGCCGCATAGACTCGATCCTTCCGGCGCAAGTAGTCAACTTGCGCAACATCTACAGAAGTCTGCGAGATGGTGTGAGCACGCCCGAAGATTGGTTTGCTCCGGAAACTTCTGCAAATGCATCTGCAAAAAAAGGCGCGGCCGGACTTAAAGACAAGCTCAAGAAGAAAGCCGCGGTCCCCGCACCGCCTCCGACTGTTGAAACCACTGCCACCTCTTCCGAGGCGGTTGCAGCAACGCAGATCGCAGCTGACGATCAGCCTGATGCAGGATCTGATGAACCGGAGAGCGTGAATCCATCCGCCGATCTTTTCGGCGCTGCACCGGCCACTGGAATGCCGCCGGCTCCTCCTGCTGAAGAGGATCCGTGGCTCACAGAAATGAAGGCCGCCGAGGCCGCTCAAGCAGCAGGCGACTGAGCGCTTCAAATTTTCCGCCCCGCGTCTTGAGGCGAACGTAATGACTTCCCGGACGTGGGGCAGGAGCTATGCCTACCAACACTAGTAATATTGGATTTGTCACGTTGATGAGTCGCCCTTTTAAATTACAAGTGTTCCCGCAACTGATCTTGTACCTGGCAGGCTGAAGCCCTCCTCATCAATGGGGAGGCCTCTACGGAGAGGAGATTGCAATCCGCCGTAGTGACATTTTGGCCCCGTTGGTGAAAACCTTCGGAGCCTTGGGCAGAGATCATAACGCTACGAGCTATAGCACTGAAACTGCTTTTGACGTGCTAGGAAAGGTTTGACCCTACCTCGGAGCCCTCAAAGTTGATGAAGGCTGCCTTGTTGTCGAACCCTTATAGGGAGAACTGGAACCATAGTTGTAGTCTGGGTTTTTCGTTCCTAATCTTCCCGTGTGAGGATTGATATTCCCTCGGGTTGACCAGTTGTCATTGCGTGTTGAGTTGGGGCTTGAACGGTAATGCGGAGCAACATACGTGCCATCAGAACGGGTATAGCCACGAACATAAACGTCGGCTGCAAAAGCAGAAGAGAATGCGGCGATTGATAGAAGTGCCGCAAGGAGAAGTTTACGCATTTGATCTTTCCTGTAAAAGAAGAATACGCTAGTGTGACACATTGTGTCGCTACAGCGCTATAGCCCGTAGCGTTACGATCTCTGCTTTACTGGCCTCGAGCTTCGGCAGCGGGGTCTTTTTGGCATGTGTTTGCATTCGGGTATGCTCCACTTCGGCGCTCCAAACCCCCACCTTCCAAGGAGCATCGTTGTCTTTTGTGCAAAAATTTACCATCTTCAAATGGCATTGAATATTTCCTTTCTACTTCTCAATGACAAATTCTGAATCTCTGCACGACGACATGAAGAGCTCAACCCCGATGTTGTTGGTTTACGATGGACCGGCATTGGAAAATCACAAAATTCCAGTTAAGGTTCTGGCTCAGTCTCTGACTGCTCTAAATCGAATCGCAGATGTAGCGAACGAAACAATTTTCGCTGACAAATCGAGAGTCTCGCTTTCTGTGACCACGTTCAAGAAAGGAAGCTTTGGAGTTGAACTCGTCCTGGATTCATCCATATTCGAGGCTGTTACCGATATCTTAAGTGGTAAGCCCGCAAGTGCCGTGGCCAACGGCATTGCCATTGTCTCTTGCTTGCTGGAAATCTTTGCCTTGAAGAAGTGGCTGAAGGGAAGAGCGATCACAAAAATCGACACGATCCCAGACAGAGAACAGAAAACAATTTACGTTGGCAAAGACTCTATTGTCGTGAACAATACGGCATTTGTTGTTTTCCAAAATTCTTCTGTCAAGCGAGATTGCGCAGAATTTGTCAGCCCTCTCAACATTGAAGGGATTTCCTCCTTACAGCTGTCTGATACCAAAAAAGTCTTTGAACTGACCGAGGAAGATGTCGCCGACTTTGTCAAAGAACCGGACGAGCAGTTGCTGACCGAGAATCATGTGACCGTTTTCGTGCAGGTCGATTCGCCAAACTTCAAGCAGGATCGAAAATGGCGAGTTACCTACAACGGTCAATCGATCATGGTTACCGTGTTGGACGAAGAGTTTCTTGCCCGTGTTGAGAGACATGAGGAAACGTTCGGCGCTGGGGATATCCTCAACTGTGAACTCACAATTAAGCAAACACTCAAAGACGGAATGCTCTCTTCTTCGTATGAACTTACCAAAGTCAAAGAGCACAAAGCTCCGCCTTATCAAAACACGCTGGAGCTATAGAGACGTCCCAGCTAAGAACGCCGCCATCGGCTGACTTCTTTCTCATGGCCTCGGAGAGATCCGAGGCCTTTTTGACACGCGCCTCCAGATCGAGTACTCTTCCCTTGCACCGTGAAAGCGACGGTGCCGGGCGTGGAAACCCGACTGATCTATCGGCGCAAGTAAGCCGCCCAATTTGATGCGGCTTTTTTTTGTTTGCCAGCACCCCAAAAATGGGGAGCTAGGGAATTTCAATAACTTGCGTAAAAGTCTCTTTATGGGAGAGGCTCGCGGGCACCTTCGGGTGGCCGACTCCGGTAGATCGGTATTTCCACCCCGCGAGACCTCACCCGCCACCGTGGAAAGCGGCGGTGAGGTTTTTAAACCTCTACCGGAGACAAGCTATGCAAGCTGTTGCTACTCACTCAGCCGCTCCTGCGGTCACTATTTACAACGGCATTCCAACCGTTCTTTCAACTAACATTGCCGATGTTTTTGGCAAACGTCACGATCATGTCCTTCGTGATATCGAGTCCATCTTGAAGACCACGCCAGAAGAACGGCTTAACAACTTCATTAAGATCAACATTGAAAAGCCGGCGAACCTTGGTAATGGCGTCGTCAAGTATCGTGCATACGCCTTGACGAAGGAAGGATTCACGTTCCTTGCCATGGGCTTCACGGGCACGAAGGCTGCGCAATTCAAGTGGGCATACATTGACGAATTCAAGCGGATGGAAGAAGCGCTGCGAGCCCCGACAGACCAGTCAGCGCTGATCACGACTACAGAGCAGTACGAGATCCGCAAGGCCATCAAATCGCGCGCTAAGAACAGCTCCGTTCACTACCAGACGGTCTACAACGCTCTTTACGATTACTTCAAGATCGCGAGCTACAAAGACCTGCGCCACGATCAGATGAAAGCTGCACTCACGCTCATCGAAACCTGCACACTTAAACCGCAGCTTCCGGCGCCGACGCTTGCGGAAGGCTCAGTCATCTTGTCCGCTCAAGAGGCCGAAGCCCTGCTCACATTCATCTATTACGTGAGATTTCTCTTTGCTGACGTCTTTGGAAAGCTTGACGGCCTTTTGCGCATAGTTGATTCGCCTTTGGCCGGAAGCTTTTGGGACGCTTTCCATGAAGTTTCTTGGGGTCGCATCCTAGAAATTCTTGCCAAGCACGGGCACGACATCAACGATATGCCCTGCTATCAGCACTGGTCTTCCTGCCAACCCAAGCGCAAAGCCGCGTAATCACCTAATTTTCTTAACAGGCCTCGGAGAGATCCGGGGCCTTTTTCTATTGGAGCATTCTTAATGAATGAACTCATCACAAATTTTATGCCTTATACAACTAACCATTCATCAACACATTTTTGAATGCGCTCTTTCCAGTCATTCTCATCTGATGCAATATCTCCTTGCTCTATTACAGAATCAAGAAATTTTCTCACATCAACAGGTTTAGGCTGCGTTGTATAATTATAAGAATTTTCAACCAAACGCATGAATTGATCTAGATCTAGTGGAATAATTTTTGTTTTTCCACCATACAAAGCAATTGGAATATGATTCAGCCCGTAAAAATGTGCAAGGGTTGCAGAGTTTATCGTAGGCGCAATAAATAGACAATATGTTTCTTTACCACACCCTTTTTTCAAATATCCCAAATGACGCGCTACGGGTTCGCCCTCTGATTCATATTGTTTTTGCCCAGATTGCATGGTTACTTCAACAGATAACGCATAATCCCTGTAATCACATTCAATATCAGGCATATTACCTGCCGCCGTTGACAATGGTTGACCTATGTCATCAAAGTTAAAATTACCTTTAATTTCACCGCCATCAAGCATAGTCATAGCACGCCATGTGTTGTATTCCAACATCAACGGAGCATCATAATATCCATCAGAAATTATCTCATTAAATGTATCAATAATTTCCGAATACAAGGCATAAGACTTGATTTTTATGACTTGTTCATTAATAACAGTCTTCTTGCGTTCAGCCACAATAGAATCGCGCAAATCTTTTAACTCATCTAATGTCATCCCTGATAACTGCCGTTGCGTATATTCGCTTATACGCATTAGATGGTCTGCCACATTATTGCGATTATCAATATATAAAACAGGCTTAGAAGCGTTAAACAAATATTCTTTATATTTTTCTATATCATCAATATAGACTGGCTTTCTTTCCACACTTTTAAGTATAAAATCTACATCCTTTAGCTTATCCGGATAAAATGAAATCGAATGATTTTTATAAGACACAGAAACAAGACTTGTATAACGCAAATACCGAAAGCAAGCATCTGTATAATCCCGCGCATTATTCTTTTTGGTAGAAATAAATTTTTTTAAGCTTCCATCTACAGTTTCCCGTGTCTTTGTTTTGCCTGCATCAATATCAGAGGCATACGTCTTCAACAATATCTCAGTCCATTTTTCATCAACAAATTTTTTATACCGCCCTTTATATGCTTCTTTTTCTACTCTAAATTTAAGAATAGCATTTTTTATGACTTCGTATTCTCTGTAGTCAGTCAACATTAAAGCAAATATTTTGAGTTCATCAAATGATAAGCTTTCCAAATCACGCACAAGGCGCATAATTTCCAAATATGGCTTAATAAAGAAAGTACCGCCAATTGCATCTGCTTCAACATGATATGGTGAAGGAAGCTGAAATTTCAATAACTGCCGTAAAAAAACCTCTTGCGGTCGTTTACTATATACAAATGCATTTCCCGCTTCGGTTAATTCGATATATGGTTTTAAATCAACAAATCCTAACGCTTTAGGGGACCGAGTTATCCTGTCCCTCGCACTAAAGTCCTTATTTTTTAATGAACCTTTTCCTTCAAAAAATGAGGATTTAGTTAACAGTTCTGTAAACTCAATTTGTGACTGCTTATTCCATTCTCTACCACTAAAAGTTTCAGCCAAGAGCTGAATTTCAGGTATCATTTTAGAGGGTGTTCGGGGTGATGTTGTAAAAAACAGGGCCTTCTTTTTCAAATATGCCATATATACATCTCCCTTTTAATAGTTCTTTACGACAACGTGCATTTTATCGTTTTTGAAACGATTGCGTATATTCACTGCATAATTCTTGTAATATTCATCAAAAATATAACCACTATAGAGTTCTTCAGTTAATGGGGTCTTTCCAATAACCATTAACGCTCTGCACGATAAATTCCGAAAGTCTTCTGCTAATCGTCTATGTTCAGTTTCATCGAAACCGTTCATCATATCAATGTTGCCATAATCGTTAAAAATACAATCATACGGCGGGTCAAGAAAAATAAAATCGTCCTCACCAGCCATGTCAAAGATTTTTCGATAATCCATATTGAATAATTCTGCACGCTGCAACAACTCACTATGCTGAGCAGTCACAAGGTGCGTATTAAGATTAGGATACCTACCGAATGGAACATTGTATTCGCCGCTATTGTTGTATCTTATCATACCAGAATAGGCTGTTTTGTTAATAAAAAAATACAAAACACCATCCAAAAATGAATCATCTGGGTGATTAAATAACTCGCGAATTTTATAATACAAGTCCTCGTTTGCATTCGGAACTCGTTCATCTGGTGACAAAGCTTTTAGTCGTTTATATTCTGCTTGATTGACTTCATATTGTCGCTGAAGTTCATCAAGTTGTATGCGCATAGCAGGGTAATCGTCCCTCAATTGCTGATAAAACATCATTAAACGCCCATTTAAGTCATTTATTATTGCATTATCAGGCTCAAGATAAAAAAATACTGCGCCACCACCAAAAAAAGGTTCTATATAACGATTAAAATTATCAGGTATATATTGAAGAAAGCGGAGTATCTCCCTAGATTTTCCTCCACGATATTTCAAAACCGGATTCATTATTGCACCCCATTTCTATTCTTTGCCTTTTGGCATACTGTAATTATGCCATATTATTTGAATAAATTCAATTCCTTTTCATCAATTTTATCTATTTTTATGATGCCATTTACAAAAGTAAGTTCCACTCAACCAACCTGAAATATGGGAATTAAGGAATATCTACGCAAAATAGGATATATTATCCAAAGTCTCTAACAAGAGCATTTACCGAATTGATCTTGTAACGCCATTGCACAGAGTTAAATTTAACTCGATAACAGCCTATTTTGCCCATTTTTGAACACATTTTCGTTCCCAAGGCACCATTAGCCCATCACTCTGTTGCTTCAACACAGGCTTCACACCAGCTCAAGCACCTAACCGCGTAATCATCCACTTTTCTTAACAGGCCTCGACGCTCACGCGTCGGGGCTTTTCTTTTGGAGCATTCTCAATGAATGAACTGATCAAACTTTCGTCAGCCCGCATCAACGACGAAACGGTGCAGACCTGCAGTGCTAGAGACCTTCACCGGTTTCTCGGAATCGGCAAGGACTTTTCGACATGGGTAAAAGCTCAGATTGAACGCGCTGCATTTGCTGAAAATGTGGACTATGTAAAAATTTCAGGAAAATCACTATCCCCCAAAAGGGGGAATTCAGGGAAAACACCTACTGAGTACTTTTTTACGATCTCGGCATCAAAAGAAATTTCGATGATGAGCAATACACCGAGGGGCAAGGAGGCACGTCTTTACTTCATCGAATGCGAACGAGTTGCAAAGGAAGCAACTGCAAAACTCCGTGCACAACCTGCCGCATTTGCATTGCCAGACTTCACAAATCCTGCTTGCGCAGCCCGCGCATGGGCGGAGCAATATGAGCAACGCTTGGCTCTTGAAGCTCAGGTCAAGAGTGATACGCCTAAAGTTGAATTTGCCGAGGCTGTCACCGCGTCAGACGCAGAGCATACGATCACCGAAGCCGCCAAAGTGCTCAGCATCCGCCCCAGAAAATTCTTCGACTGGCTCCGTATGGGAGGATTTATTTACAAACAAGGCACACAAGCTATGCAAATTTCAATCAATAAGGGCTTGATGGTGACTCGCTTCCATACGTTCAAGCACACCGATGGGGAACTCGACAAAAAAGCACATGCACGAATAACAGGCAAGGGACTGTATTTCTTCTATCAACGCCTACGCCATGAAGGCTTGATCGACCGTAACCCCAATCTGGAACTGACTGCGTAATTCATTTTGAATCAGCAACATCGATCCACTTTAAGGTAGTCAACCATGACACAAACAGAACACCAACAACTGAAGGATTATGAATTTCTGCGCCCCGCCGAAGCCGCCTTGTACATGCGAATCGGCCGCACAACATTGTGGCGTTGGGCAAAAGAGAGGAAGTCTTTTCCTAAACCGATAAAGATGGGGTCAACAGTTACGGTCTTTCGCCGATCGGAGCTAGACGCCTATCTGAAATCGCTTGAAGGAGAGAGATTGGCTGCAAGTTGATGCATAGAGGAGTCGAAGGACTCCTCTTTTTTTATGTCCGTCAATCTATTTTCTGAAAGCAAAACCGTCCCCAGGCAGCCATGACAGCTCGACGCTCTGCTTCAAGAGTAGCCCGATTGTATGCCCCACCGTAGTCGTCTTTTAGCTTGTGCGCCATACACAGCTCTACCGCCTCTTCATCAAGTAGCCGACGATTTTCACCGCTTTTCGACCATGTTTTAAAGCTCGCACGAGCAGTTCCATGTTGAGTTGCTGTGATCGGCCGACCTGCCTTTTCAGATAAAACGGGATCAACCCATCCCTTGCCACCATTATTCACACTGCGTTGATGTAGTCTGCTGAACACCTGCCCCATTGCCGCATCAGAAAGAGCTTTTTTCAATCGGGGCGAAGGGAAAATCAACTCGGAGTCACGAGGCAACGCCGTCAATATTGACAATGCTTCGTCAGAAAGATACACAGTGTGATCACCTCTCCCCTTAGTTTTGAAATTTGAATTTGGAATCCGGAGCGTACGGGCTTCAAAATCGACATCTGTCCACTTTGCCAGACGGACCATCTTTGATCGAAGTACGGTCAGAATAGAAAACGCAGTCATGCGATAGCTCACGTCTGAAAAAGTCATGAGCTCAGCCATAAAATCAGGCACCTCGTGAAAATCTAGTGCGGGCAAGTTCTGGTGCCGTTTTCGGTTTGCCTTAAAAGGCTCAAGAAGTACCCCGAGTACACCTGTTAGATCAGCCGGATTCTCTTGAGAACAATATCCCTTCGCCTTAGCCCACTGGAATAATTTGAAAACTGCAGACTTACAGTTTTCCCCAGTATCAGTCGTCGTCTGCCATAACGGTTTAAGTAGGCCAAATACGTCCTTCGGCAATAACGCCGAAATTGGAATGTCTCCAATGACTGGATTGATATGGTTCGCAAAGTATGCCCGCATTACGGACTCTCCCCGAACATTATTGATCCAGTAGTCACCTTCAGCTCGCTCGCGAATCCACTCTTCAGCACAAGCCGCAACGGTATGGCAAAGACGATCACGTTCTTGTCGCTCTGCCTCCTGTTGGAGTTTTTGTTGTTCAATCTGCTTGCGACGCCCCTCTACAGGGTCAATCCCGTTCCGAAGCATTTCTGCAAATGCAGCCGCACTTTCTCGAGCTTGTTTGAGCGAAATCGCATTTACCGCACCAAGGCTAATCATCGTCCGCTTCTTATTCATTTGAAAGCGATAAACGAAGTAACGCGCACCCTCTGGCTTGACCAGAAGCATTAGCCCAGCAACACCCCCTAAAGTCGTCAGCCCAATCTTGGAGATGGCGGCAACCTCTTTGGAGGTCAGTGGTTTGATGATCTTTGGCAT